GACATAGACATTAATTTATTAAGAGATAATTTAAACAACAAGTTGAAAGACAGCAGTTGGGACCGAATGCTGTCACCATATGTTAATGGTTTAAGCTTTGATCATATAATGAATACACTAATTGAAAATGTAGAACAAGGCAGGCGTTTTACTCCTAAATTTAAAGATGTATTTAATGGTTTTTATGAATGCCCTTATGATAATCTAAAGGTAGTTATAGTAGGACAAGATCCGTATCCACAGTTAGGTGTAGCTGATGGTATAGCATTTAGCTGTAGTGTAAAAGGTAAAGCAGAAAAATCTTTACAATATATTCTTAAACAAACTATAGGTGATTATACTGACACAGGTAGAGCTATATATACACCAGAGGAATGTGATTTAAGACGTTGGGCTAACCAAGGTGTACTACTTATTAATACTGCATTTACTTGTGAAGTTAATAAGATTGGTTCACACTATGGTATATGGAAAAGCTTTACAGAACATGTCTTTGATAATATCAATAGACATAACCCAGATACAATATTTATATTGATGGGTAAGAAAGCTGAAGCATGGCAAACTTTACTTCCTAACTGTAAAATTCTTAAATGTTCTCATCCGGCTTCCGCTGCTTATAGAGGAGGTGAATGGGATTCAAATGATGTTTTTGATAAGGCAAATGAAATATTAAATACGCAAGATAAAGCTTGTATAAACTGGTAATAATAAGTATATTTGTAACCCCGTAACTGTAACTAAATGATTGATAATCAAAAGATTAAACAAAAAGCTCAGATAGAGCGCTTTAAGAAGAAATTCTATAGAGAACATGATATAAAACTTTATGTTTTAACTCCTGTAACATCTAAATCTACTTTAACATTAGCAATTTATAAAGAATTGACTTTACATACTATAGTTGAAGATCACCCCAAGTATAAAAACTATGATTTTATGACTAGGACTAGAGAACGTGATTTTATAATGTATATTCAAGTTATGAGTTTCTTAGCTTTTAATGATGGTTATTCTAAAACTGCTATCGGTAAGGCTATCTCTAGAGGTCATGCTACTATTATCAACTCTTGTAAGACAGTTAGTAATGGTATAGAAACTAAAGATAAAACTTTCTGCAAAATACTTGAAAAATTACAAAAAAAAATAGATGGATATGTGGGAATTATTACAAAAGATATTAAAAGAAAAGATGACACCAAATCAAGCTCTGATCCTATTTGGGATCAAGCAAGGCGTTTCATCAACCAACACTAGTCAAGATGATAAAGATAAACTTAAGACATTAGGTTATCTAGAACTGGTAGATGATAAATATATCATGACGGCAGTAGCTAAAGCATTCTGTGCTAAGCTTGATAATTATTTTATTAAAGCAAAGAAAAAAACTGATATACAATTGATGGGTAAAGACTTTGCTGATAATATAAACATGTATAGAGAAACATTTCCTAATATAAGGTTGCCTAGCGGTAAACCTGCAAGAGTTAATGTTAAAATGCTATCAGAATCATTTAGATGGTTCTTTGAAACATATGATTATACATGGAAAGATGTCATTAAGGCCTCTAAAATGTACGTTAATGAGTACAGAGATGCTGAATACCTGTATATGCAGACAAGTCAGTATTTTATATGTAAGCAAGATAAGCATAGAGTTAAACACTCTACATTAGCGGACTATTGTGATATGATTAGAGATGGTATAGATACAGAAGAGAAGAACTTTAAAGAAAAAGTAGTATAATGGCTAAAACAAATAAATCGTGGGTAGGACAACATGCTGCATTTAGTGAAGCATTAAAATATATGAATGCTAGGCAGAAAGGTGAGGAGAAATCTATATACACACCTTGGCCTAAATTTAATGATGCTGCTACCGATGGTTTAGAATGGAATACTCTAACTGTAATTGGTGGTAGGCCTGGTTCAGGTAAAACATTAATAAAAGATCAAATAATAAGAGAATCATTTGCACTTAATCCTCATGATAAGTTTAGAGTCTTAGAATTTCAGTTTGAGATGGTTGGTAGAACATCAGCTATTAGAGAATTTAGTTCTATGACTGGTAAAACTTATAAAGAGTTGTGTAGTGCAGGTAGTACTTTACAACCTGATGTGTTAAATAAGTGTTTAATGTATGCTAGGGAAAGAGTTAAGAATCCCGTAGATATAATTAGCACGCCTTTAACTGTTAATCAGATGCGTGAGCAAGTTGATATGTATATGACATTACATAAAGGTGCAAAGACAATAATAACTTTAGATCATACTATGCTTGTAAAGAGAGCACCCTATCAGAACAACACATTAGATATGATGTTTGAGCTAGGTGAATTCTTTACACAATGTAAAAGAGATTATCCTTGTCTATTTATTTCATTATCACAACTTAACAGGAACATAGATAGCCCAGATAGAGCTATTGATGGTAAGTATGGTAATTATATATTAGAATCAGATATCTTTGGTTCAGATGCTATGTTACAGCATGCGGATATGCTTATAGGTATTAACAGACCTGCTAAGCAAAAGATTAGATACTATGGTCCTGATAGATATATTATAGAAGATGACAAAACATTAGTATTACACTTTCTTAAAGCAAGAAACGGTGATGCTAGGATGAGTTTCTTTAAAGCTAAGTTTGAGCAAATGAAAATAGAAGAAATGCTTACACCTGCACAACAAGAAAGACGTTAACATTAACAATTAAAATATGGCAATATCAACTACAGAGCGCAAGAAAAGAGTCTCTGATTTAAAGACAGAGCATGATAATTACTTTCAAGTAGAAGGTAAGAAGAATGCATTATACATTCCTAAGATGGCTTACAGGCCTTCTGGTAAGGATGAACTACATGTTAGTTTCTTTCCTAGTGAATTAGAAAAGGAAGAAGATGTATATACAGAGTTTGTAAGTATAGACTATGTAAGTGAGGACCCAAAGAGAACATTGTATCTCTTACGTTATAATCCGCACTGGAAATCAGAGTATGAATTAATTACTTCTAACTCAGGATTTCAAAGACATATGATTCCTGTTAGTGAATTAAAAGTTATTAATGACGTTACTGATAGAAATAAAAGTAAGCTGTCTACAGCAGGGATGAAAAATGATGGCCATACTACAGCTAAGGCTATAAATTTATTTGATTTAGATGATCCAGATGAAACTACAGGATCATTATTAGTAAGTAAGCTAGAAGAGATAAATCAAACATTAATAACATTAACCAAAGTAATAACTAAATATAGATAAATAAGTATGGCGCAAAGTGTATTAGTCATAGCAGACTCAGGAACTGGAAAATCCACTGCTATTAGAAATTTAAATCCAGATGAAACGTTTATTATAAATATTGCTAACAAACCTTTACCTTTTAAAGGTTGGAAGAAAAACTATACTTTAATTAGTAAAGAAAATCCTAAAGGTAACCTAGCATCAGCATCATCTGCTGCAGGTATTATTAAAGCAATAAATCATGTAGATCAGAAAATGCCCGGAATTAAAACTCTTGTAGTTGATGACTGGCAATATATGAGTTCTTTTGAGTATTTTGATAGAGCAAATGAGAAAGGTTATGATAAGTTTACTCAGATAGCCGCTAACTTAGCACAGGTTGCAAAGTTACCTAAAGATCTAAGAGAAGACTTAACTGTAATTTTCTTAACTCATTCAGAAGATTCAACTGACATAAATGGAAATAGAAAAGTTAAAGCTAAAACTATAGGTAAGATGATAGACAACACTTTAACTTTGGAAGGCCTATTCTCAATTGTATTATTTGGTAAAGTAAATAAAAATGATGATGGTGAACTTGAATATGGTTTTGAAACTCAAAACAATGGAGAGAACACATGTAAATCACCCCAAGGTATGTTTGAAGATAGCTTCATTCCAAACAACCTGCAGTACGTAAAAGACTGTATGAAAAAATATGAAGATTAATTAATAAACTAATAAAAGAAAAATTATGTTAAGTACAAGCGGAATGTCAGCAGCAAGCGGCAAAGAAAAACCAGTAATTGGACCAGGAAATCAAGTTGTTAAAATCAACTCAATCACTTTTGATGTAACTCCATATGCAGCAGATGCATTTAATATTATGTTACATGTAGAATCAGAACCTATGGAAGGAGAATTCCAAGGATTCTTAGTAGATGCAAATAACCAAGACGGACCACGTTATCAAGGTCAAGTAGGTAGAATTAGATTTTCTCAGTATGCATATAAAGATACTATCTTACCAAACGGTAATGAAATTAGTAGAGATACTGAAGTAATGAAAGCAATGATCTTCTTATCAGAACAAATTGGTAAGAGAACTGAGCTAGATGCTATTCAAGCAAATACTATTGAAGACTTTATGCTTAAGTGTAATGAAGTATTGTCAGGACCAACCTTTATGAATATGTGTTTTGGTACACGTGAGTGGGAAAACAAAGAAGGTTATGTGAACAATGATTTATATCTACCAAAAATGAGCAAAGCAGGAATTCCTCTTGAAGCTTTAGGTGTAGAAAATTCTAGATTAATTACATATAATCCTAATGATAAGAACCACTACAGACCTATAGTTCAGAAAGATGTACCAATGACAAATGCATTTGAACCAACTGCAACAGCAGGTGATGATTTTGATTTGTAAGTCAACTAAATAACATTAAAAGGGGATGATCTAGGTTGTCCCCTTTTTTTTATTTAATTTTAGCCTTTATGTTTAACACAAAAAATTTAGTACTAGAGGAACAAGATATACCCAGTTATTGGGTATTTCAGTATTACTTAAATTTATCTGAACCATTGACTGGTCAGGATATAAAGCTAACATCTATATTCAACCCTCTTGAGAAAACGCCAAGCTTTTGCATCTATGTAGATAAAAAGATAAGGCAATATAAGTTTAAAGACTTCTCAACAGGAAAAAATGGTAATAAGGTGGATTTAGTAAAGATGCTATTTAATATAGAATACCCGGAAGCGGCCAGGAAGATAGTAAGAGATTACAATTCACATGTAAAGACTAATGGTTTTGAAGAAATTAACTTTAAACCGGAGGCAAAGTGGAAAGTAGACTTTATTAAAACAAGGCCTTGGAATGAGACTGATAGTAAGTATTGGTTATCATTTAGAATAGGTATGTCTATATTAGTAGAATATAACGTTAAACCTATAGAATATTATAATATAGTTAAAGTAGAAAAAGAGAATGTTGAATCACTTACTATAAAAAACAACAGTCTTTATGGATACTTTGACAAGGCGGGGGAAGTATCTAAGATATATCAACCTACTAGCAATAAACATAAGTTTCACAAAGTAAAGCAATACCTCCAGGGTTATGATCAACTAAAGTTTGATAAACCTTATTTGGTAATATGTTCTTCTCTCAAAGATGCTCTATGCCTAAAAGGTATAGGATATAATATAGAAGTGTTAGCTCCAGATAGTGAAAATACAATGATAAAAGCTTATGTAATAGAACATTTAAAGAAACGTTATAAGAAAGTGATAACTCTCTTTGATAATGATGAAGCGGGTATTAAGGCCGTTAATAAATATGCAGAAGTATATAATATTAATGGATTTGTACCAACTATATGCAAGGACGTATCAGATGCCATGAAGTTACATGGGTTTGATAAAGTACATGCTATGCTAAAACCATTACTCAAAGAAACCTTAAATAAATAAATATGAGATGGTTTATACCAGGGTCCGTACCCAGTTCAAAAAACGGAAGACGCTGGACAGGTAAATACTTTATAGCTAGTAAAGCTGTAATGAACTATAGAAAAGTAGCCAAAGACTATTATGCTAAGTATGCAGATGAGTTTAAAGCTGAGCTAGCTAAACATTCATTGCCAGCAAAAATATCTTTTGAGTTTATCAGAGGTAGCCGTCATAAGTTTGACTATATAAATCCTGCACAAACCGTGCAAGATGATATGGTTAAAGCAGGATGGATTGAAGATGATAATGCAGAATTTATTCTACCTGTCTTTGATAAATAT